TTACACTTCGGGTACCACATATACTTTTGCATATACACCTTGCTTTACAGCGAATTGTTCCAATGTTTTTCGCCTATATGCTGTGAGTGTAAAAAAGTGAATAATAGGGACTTTCCCGTTATATTTGTTTTTATAATACACAGTGAATTCACCGTACCGATTCATTTTTTCAGTGTTTATATTCATCGTCTGTTTACGATCAATTTCTACAGCGTTTAATATCCCGTCGTCATCTCGGAATTTTACATCAGAAATAATCGTTTTCTTTTGGTCATTTACTTTATAACGGATTGGTGCTTCTATTTGCCAGTCATCGGGACAAAACAAATAAAGCCATGCTTCATTTCTCATAAGACTATGCGCTAACCGACTATTGGGTATAACTTTCTCATTATCATCGAATAGCTCTCTACCATTTTTATTTAGGTAATATACATGTTCTTTTTTATACACTGTGCTATTCACAAATGAGCTTAAATCCTTTAATATACGGTTTGCATTTCTTATGCCACCTAAATCATGTATAGCCATTAAATGCCTACGTGTAGCGAATTTCAGCTTTCTAATCGAGGTCAGAATCATCATCTGACGATTCATTTTGATATGTGTCTGGATGTTCATCTTTCTTCACCTCATATTGTTTTAGTACATCCCACATCTTTTCATTCGAAATATAAGGGACTTGAACTTCAGTCAATCGATCAGTCTTGAAAATCGCACGCCCTGGAATACTGTGTATGGTTTCAAGTCCTGGTTCATCTATAACAACTTGTGAAGCCGTTGCTGTTGGCAACCTGAAGCCTAGCTTCGCATCTGAATTCTGTTTCACTTGGCGCGGTAACGTATCCCCAGTTGGATACTGTGTACAGAAAATCAGTCTAAATCCTAACGCTCCACCTATACGCGCTATATGAGAAAGCATTTGTTGGCAAGCTCCTAATAACTTTTGTTGTTCTCTATTCATACTTTTATCAGGACAAAGTTCTGCACCTTCATCCACGATAATAAAATAGCGTTCTTTTATATTTGTTTCTACCACATTGGTATAATGGTGTCCTTTCATAAAAAGCATTTTTTCTTCCATCCTTTTTAGAATCATACTCAATACTTGAAAGGCCTCAATTGGCTTTTCTGCAATAGATTCTACCTGTTTTACGTTCTTGTAAGGTCCAAACTCCAATCCACCCTTTAAATCAATAATGTAAAAGTGAACATGCTCTGGATTAGCTACAGTAAGTGAAGTGAATACATTCTTTAAAAACACCGTTTTTCCCATCCTCGTTAGTCCACCTAAAGTCATGTGCGGTGTTTTATCAAAGTCATGACAGAGTAACTCTTCTAAACTTTGCCCGATTGGTACACGCCATTTGCGCTCTTGAATTAAATCCGTTGACCATTCCCATCTCTTAGGTATTTCTTTATGGAATACTCGAATGTTCAATTTATAATTATCATACTGGATTCGAACAGGCTTATTTAGTCCTTCTGAAACAACATCCTCGACCTTCTGAATAATTTTACTCGGCATACCAACAGGTAAAGTGTAAATGTATGTTGTACTGCGATCATCAATGTTTTGCTTTTGAAATTTTGGATAATATAGCTTTTCTTCTTTTTTGATTGCGATTCCAGACACTTCAAAGAATACTTGTATCTTGCGTTTATCATCATCTTTACGTTTGAGCTTATCACTTACCAAGGCATATCCAAATGCAGCAACGGGTATGAACAATAATCCAAGCATAGATGAACACTCCTTATATATCCTATAAGGATATTGTTGCATTTTTTTGGAAGATAACAGGACGAGCATTTTTGCTTGTGAGGTCTATTGTCCCTCTCTTCCACATCGTATTCCTTCATAGAAACATAGCGAGAACATAATGTAGAAGGTATAAGAACGAGCCCGTAAGCGTTGTGTACAAGGTGATACGTGGAAGCCAATGTGGAACACTCTTCCCCATTTTTTCAGCAGCCTTCATTGCAACAACAGATAAGCCTGTTGCCGTCCAAATAATTACCGCTTTCCCTGCAAGTGTCATAGACATTCCTCCTCGGTACATTCCTCTTTCTCTCGAAATTTAATCCCTGATTTGGTAGCTACAATTTGATACCGCTCCATTAAATCTTGCCAATTCAATATATCTTCCTCTTCCCCATATAAATCCTCTTGAATTACTTGTGATAAACTAAAATACCCTTTGTACTCTTTGTTATCAAATACTTCATGGCTCCTCATGTGAGTAAGAATTGATTCTGTCTCTTTTCTGGATCTAGACTCGTTATACATGTGACGTAATTCTTTTGATAAATATAAATAAGGCGTTGCATTGAGGTAACTATACTGAGAACGCATGTAATCCTCTCCTCTCTTAATATCTACAGTGCCATACGGAATTCCAAGTAGAATTCTTCGTGGGCTTCCGAATGGAAGTAATATAGATATATGACGTGGAAATTGTTTTTTGCATGTCCTCATCATTTTTTCCACTTATTACTTGTACTTTTTTTGCAGGTATTTGAAATTACTTGTAGAAATTGATTTCTTGAGGTGAACACGTATGAATTTTAAATGTAGATTGAAAATCATATTTGCAGAAATGGATATTAAACAAAGTGACTTTGCTAAAAAAATCGGCATCGACGGCTCGACTCTTAGTGCCATTGTTCGGAATAGAACTCAGCCAAGATTTGATACTACATATATGATTTGCAAAGAACTAAAAAAACCTATTGAAGAAATATGGATACTTGAAGAGGAGTAACACAATGCAAAAACCACCATTCAAAACACTAAATCAAATCGTTGAAGGATACTATCATCCAGGAAAGGGATTATCTGAGGTTGCAAAGTTTATTGTAGAACATGAGGAAAAATCTTTATTTGTACTGGATTACAAAGGGATGTTGCATCAAAAAACATCCGGTCAAAAACATGATCAAGGTTATGAAACACTACTGCTTCCTTATACAGAAATTCATTCAAATTCAAAGCAAGATTTATTACAATTGTTAAAGCGAAAAATAATTGTTTATTTTACATATAACGAACGAGATCAACAGAAAGAAGAGTTTATAACTCATATGGGGAATCAACTGTTTTCGTTTATGAGTCATCTACTGAAAAATATCCAGCAGAATAAAAAAACAAACTCAATTAAATTTATTCTCATGGATATTGAAGCTATAGGTTACATTCCTAAGCTTCCTAAAATTATGGCTGGTTGCCGAGGGTTTAACATGGGGACCTGTTTATTTGTAGATGATAAAGAAACGCTACTATACGGATATAGCAAAGAACAAGTAGACAAAATGTATAACAATAGCGTAATTATATCCAATCTATAATTAAATAAAAAAGGGATCTGCTCAAGTATGAGTAGACCCCTTTTTTCACCAAACTATTCTTTTGTAGAAAATCACTTCACTTGCTGTGGTATAGTACAATTTATTTTTATGGTTATTTCAACCTAAATTTAAACATGTACTTACACTAATTTCTATTTTTATTAAGTGTCATATCTGAAATTTGGTTACATATACTAAAAATGCATATTTATTTCCTTGTTCATAGATTTTGCCAACCGCAAAACAGCGTACTCCCTGGTCAAGAGTGCGCTGTTTTGTTTTTACTTCACATACACATAGGCTTCACTTGCTGTTACATAGTATGTTTTCCCTTTACTATTGTGCACTTTATATTGCGGTGAACCATTTACATTTACTTTCGCATCAATTGTAAATCCTAATCCTGCATCTACAGAACCAGCCACATCTTTATCCTGCCAAGATGGAGTATCATAGAAACGTAGATTGTTAACTTTTGAAACAACACGCTTTCCAACAATAGAAGAATCTACTGTGCTTTTCTTATTAAACTTCACATAAGATGAATCGTTCTTAATCCACTGATCCCCACCAAGATTTAACCACCCGTCTTTTTCAGCCCACACAATATAAGATTCTGGTTTGTTTAATTGACGAATCTTAGAATAGCTTGTACCTGGTCCTTTACGTAAGTTAACGTTGTAACCTTCAATATAGGCGATACCGTCTGTTACTGCTGTTGGTACTTCCGCGGGTTTAGATGGCTTCTCAGGAACAGAAACGTCCACACTAGAATTATTGTATGCTCGTTGTACATCTGCTCTAAATTGAGCTTCTGAAACGCCATGAGACTTTAAATAATCAATTGGATCTTCATGATCCGTACCGCCAAGGTAATGAGTTACATCGCTATGTGTCCACAATCCTTTTTCTACAGATAACCCACGGTCACGTAAGATTTTAGCTAGTAACTTAACGTATTTGTCATAGCTGCGTTTGAATTTTGTGTAGTCCGCTGTTTCGCATAACTCTACATGTACAAATCGTTTATTAGCAGCAGGACCGCCGCCATAAGCAATGTACTTTGTATCCGCGATTTGAATTGTCTCGTCCCAATCGACTGCATAGTGAACAAATGCATTTCTCCATGTTCGAGACTCATATTTTTGAATGTTAATAGCTGGAGCTTCTGGAGTCGCTGTAGAATGTGCTACAACACCCTCATAAGCACCTATACCATTACGGTATGGTTGTTTCGGTAGATCAGGGATGATAAGCGTTCTATCCGCAAAAGCTTCTGTATCAAAACTTAACAGAAGTAAAAGCGTCATGAATACAGAGGAAACTAGTTTAACTGTTTTTTTCATGATTAATCTCTCCTTTTTTTATTAGTATATTCAGAGTTTGTCTTTTGGTTTTCTTTACCAAAAATATAAATAGCATTCGTTAGTGCTGACGGTAACGGAATACCCATCCGTCCAGCATTTTCTAAAAGCGAAACCAACTCATTTCCGATAAAGAAAAAGATTGTGGCTTCACGGATTGCACTGTTACTTCCAACTGCTGTATCTAATTGAGTTGCCACTCCAACTAAAAGAAAAAGCACCACCTTTTTGGCGATGCCTTTAAAACCAACTTTACTTTTTAACTCTCCGTTATATCCTGCTGCGAATACTCCTGTGATATAGTCAATAGCTGCCATCGTCACTAAGATTTTCAATGTTGCACCCCATCCTCCCAAGAAATACCCACAAAAGCCACCAAAAGTGGCAATAAAAACTTTTAATACTACATCAATACGATCCACATTCTTCCCTCCCTCTTCAAAATAAAAAAAGAGCGACTCTTATCCCTCTTTCACAAATACTTTTATATGAACAACCTAGATCCCACCTTTGAATATCAAACCCAAAACCGCCATAACTATTGCACTAATAACAATCCGTAAAATCCAGGTTGTGTTCATGCTAATTTTTTCTAGTTGCTGATTAATCGTTGAAATATCCTTCTCATTTATCGTTGTACGCATCTCTAGGTTCCTTATATCTCTCATAATTTCTTTTTGTTCTGCTTTTAGACTGTCGATTTTCACATTCACTTTTTCCATATATTCACATTTCTTTTAAAATCTTTATAAAGCAATCTCTATATACTATGAGACAACCCTTTTCTTAGTGAATACATGGGAAAATTTTCATACAAAAGCCGTATTTTATACAAAATAAAATAGAGCGACATATTTAACTGTCCCTCTTTGGCTTATTCTTTTTCGATTGGTGCGACTTGTTGAGCCGCTAATTGTTCTTCAAGTAATTTTAATCTTGCTTCCATTTCTGCCTTTTCCCTTTCTAATTCTTCTTTTGTAGGGGCGAAATATATTGCTTTTACTGATTTTTCAATTTCAGGATCAATTGCCTGTAACTCTGCAATTCTCCCATTCCAGACAACTTTATAATTTTGAATCGTGTCTGCTATATAACGATCAACTCTAAAAAACTGCATATAATCTTGACCGGGTATAATATGTTGTCCATGCTCTACCTGTGTTACATTTCCATTATCGTCTGAATTAACATAAATACATGTTTTATACCGTTCATGAAGCTCATATTTTTCTTTCAATTCCATCGGTATCACCTCTCTAGCCATTTACTCAATACCCTTGCGTATGCGGTATGGTTCGCACTATTCGACGCTAACATTAAATAGACATATCTCATTTGCCCTGTTGGTACACCTAAATCAATGGTTGCATTTACATAGTAATCGTCTGCAATTGTTTTACTATGCATGGTATACCATAAATCTGCCCCGTAAATATCTCTGATTTTCACTTGAGCTGCTGAACCCGAATCAATCGCAAGACTCAACGCAAAAACAAGGTACCTACCTGTATGTTTAAACGTGAAATAATTACAACTACTCCATATCGTATTTCGTGTTGCGTACCAATAGGCATTAAAATTCACACCTGGTGACATAAATGGAGGTTCGTGAGAACTAACACCCATATCAAAATTCGCTGTGCCATCTATGATTAAATTGTATCCGTCTGGCCGTTCTATTTGTATCGCGCCTTTTTTACAATACATTCCACGATAGTCCATTCTGGCAAAGGAATCAGCCTTTCCGGTATTAGCTGTTATACCACTTGAATCCATCGATATTGTAGTTGGAAGTGGACTCGTTAAACGTAAATCCCCTTGGACTTTATCAATTCTAGCTTGTACCTCGTCAGGGTTTTCCGTCCAATCTCCTACCATGTTTCCCTCTTGAAACATAAACTCAATTACATGTAATGTCCCACCTGTTCCTAATCCTCCAAATATAAAAGGAGTAAAGAATAAGTCTTTGTCTTTTGGTGTTAAAAATGTGACATAAATACGTTTCCATTGTTTAGCCGGAAACGACTGATCATATTTAATAATCTCCACTTGCTGACCAGCTGTATCTTTTGATGTGTGTGCCCAAAAATGTAAAGGTGATAGGTTTCCCCCTGCTCCTGTTGCTGATCCATATACCATCACTGCATACGTGTAGTACATATCCCGTTTTAAAAGAATATTCCCGTCGAGGTACTTCACACCATTAGGCATTGGAACCTTTATTGTTCTTTTACCGTTATAAAGAACGGAAGTGTCTGGATAGGCGGGTCCTGAACCATTATCAGCCCACATTCTATTTGCAATGAAATCGGCTGTATTTTTAAGCATATTTCTTCCGCCGGGCTTTTGATTATCCACGTTTTCTTTTGCTTTTGCTTGAATCAATTCGCTTAAAGCGTCCACAGATTGATAGTATTTGAGCCATGTATCACGCCACACGGTGGGATTAATCGGGATAACCTTGTCTTTATTACCAATGGATGTATCCCATGCATCAATCGGTGTAAGAGCTTCTAGATACGTTTTTAAATTTGTGTATTGAGTTGCTACGGCTATATAGTTTGTATCTGAAGTTGGTATTCCTATATTGATAGCCTGTTTTCGGACAGAGTAAAACTCACCTTTACCTCCACTGTCTAAAGCGGTAGCGACTGGCAAGGTGTTTGCTGCACTAGGCAAAACAGATCCGATTATATTTGCTAGTTTATCTTTTACATAACTTCTTTCTGTAATATCAATTTTCGAATCGTCAGCAAGGTTTGAAAGAGTAGTAGCTGCATTTTTGATTTTGTCATTAGCATCCTTATCCAACGATGCTAAGTCTAGGGATTGAACTACCCAACTCTTCCCATCCCACATTTTCATAACGTTGGGTTTAACAGACGAATCTATCCATAGTGTTCCTGTAGTTGGATTACTAGGAGCTAAACCACTAATTAATGCATCATTTAAATCAATTAAAGTTAAAAAACCTGTTGCTTTTGGCACACCATCACCTACTCAATCTCACAAATTACAGTGCCTTTACCAGTGATTTCTGAAGCTTGCACCGTAAGTGTTTTTCTTGTTTTGTAATTTGTCGTTCCGCCCCAATTTGGAACCATCGTTCCACCTGCGTTATATAGGTACCATTTGTATTGATATTTTGTTCCAGCTGCATCAACTTCTGCTCCGGCTTGGTACACTTTCGCAATCACTTGTACCGTACCTTGTCCGTTTTTAAAGACATTTCCTGTTAGCGCTATTGGTGTTACTTGCAATGGGTCTGTTTGGTCTGCAAATGTAACAACATCTACATACGTTTTAGAACTATAAGTAGCAATACATTTAAAAGATGCCATCCCCGCTACAGCTCCGGCTGGAATTGTTAATTTATCAGTAGTATGTCCGCTTGTTCCTCCGCCTGTTGCTATGGAAGTAAGTTTTAACCATCCAACACCTCCGCCTTGATCCGTAGAAACGAAAGCATCTTGTTTATACCATTGATACGTAACACCTGTTGTTTGCTGCGTGGAGCCATTAAACACATCACATTCTGCGATAAGACTACCTGCGCTATTTCTAAAAATGTTCCCATTTGGCGCCCATACGTATGCAGCAATAGCGTTTTGACCATTTGCACCGTTGCTTCCGTTCGTCACCTTTACTAATTCAATATCCAGTTTAGATGTGATATCCAATCCTGTCGATGGATCAGTCCATACCACTTCACAAAGATAGACTTGCTGATTTTTAGATGCTAAAATATTCGCCTTAATTGTGAGCGGTTTTCCAACTCCAGTACCGATTGAATAATTTGTATCATTTGCAATTGGAGTATTATTACCTTGCTCATACCATGTGATGCTCTTTGCTTGTCCGATAATATCGGTTGCTGTACCCGATACAAATAAAGAAGGCGTTAATATCATATTATTTGTTGCCCAGTTAGGCGTATACGTATTTCCATTTGGGTTGAAAATTTGTACTTTCGCCTGATTTGAACCAATGTACCCCGTTAAACTTTTTGCATCGTTCAAATCTATTAAAGTAATTTGACCACTTGCTACAACTGCCATTCTTCATCTTCCTTCCAACTATAATTTATTTATTTCACATGCAAATGTAGCTCGTATATTTACATCCAAATTTGTAATAATGACTTTCCTACCAGCATTTTCATGTGCCTTATTCCATGTGTTATCACCAAGCGAATCAGCGGATTTCCTTGTCCATTTATATAAAAAATCAGTTGTACTTGTAACGTCTGTCGCTCCGTGATACACGCGCGCTTCAAGCTCTGTACTAATTTGACCGTTCTTAAATGTAGTTCCGTTTGTACTTCGAATCTCAGTTTTATATACAATATGATTCGTTACTTCATCTACATTTTTTTGAGCCGTATCAGCAATCTCTTTTGTACGAAATAAGATTAACTCATTCATCTTATTCCTAGATTCAAAGTAATTCGTTAAACAATTTTTATATCTGTCGCCATTGATAACCGAATCTTTTATCATATTACTTGGCGATAAAATGGCTGCCTGATTATTTTCGTCCTGTTCAACGGTTAAAAAGTTCTTCAGTTCTTCATATCTTTGTGTATACATATCTCTTTCGAAAATCTTTTCTTCCGATTTCCAATACCCTGCCGCAATCTGCATGGTGGAACGATACTCGTTTTGAATCTTTACCCACTCTGCACTTAGAAATTGTTTTTCAATTACTGTAATGACATTATCTTCTGATAAGTTATCAATCAAAGTATCTAGCCTATTAGAAACTTTAAAAGGATCATAACCTTCTTCAAAAAATGTACCTGGTCCAACTTTAATGTTATTTGCATCAAGTTGACCAACAAAACCTGCCGAAGCAACAAGACCTTCATAAGTAAGTGCTTCTTTAAATGTTTTTCCGCCATCTCGGCTAATACCAATTCCGGCACTATTGAATGCAACAAGGTTATTTGGATCATTAGGATCTTTACCAAGTATGCCATTCTCAAATATTAATTCTGTTTGAGCATTCTTAATCGCTTCACTTGCACGTTTAACCCCTTCATCTAAGGCATTGTATTTAATTTTCCCATCTTCATTTACAATACCACTCATGGCCTTCTGTACAGATTGAAAAAGTGTGCCCCCAAACCCCTTTTTATAGTTAGCTAATGTAACTCTACATGCAACTGGCTCCAATTTTGCATTAAATTCTTCTTCAATTTCCATAAGCCTTGTTTCAATGTCAACATCCATTGGCTCATAAACAAGAAGAACCCGATCCCCTTCGTTTGGCACGTTGTAAGGGTATCCGGCTTTTCTTAAATCTATAAAATCAATTGTCATGCTTACAACTGGAGTATCCTGTAAGTTTTCTTTTAATGCTCTGTCCAATCCCTCTATCGTTGTAAAACGTTCATCTTCAATTGAATCAGCTTCGATCAGTCCGAATTTATGCACATTTGGACTTGTATATTCCCTTATCAATCCATCTTTACCATAGCCGCGAATGTATGTAGCAAGTTGTTTCGTATCAATTTCGCGCTCAAATGTTTTGATATTAAAATTGTATCGGAATTGAAAGTCTGTATCTTCTCCTATTTTTTCTTTAAAGCTCGCGAGATTTCCACGGATCGATATTTCGGCCTTATAACGCTCTAAAATCTTTTTCAGTAAAGCTAATCTATTTTCTTTTCCTAAATTTTGAAAGTCCTCTGCATAAAATGGGTCAATAATAGCAGTTTGATATCCTGTCCCTTCAAATACAAAATCCACCGCATTACGAAATGTCATGCTACCGTTATGAACTTCATGCTTTTGCTTATTAAACATCTTCACATAAAACTCATGATTACATTCAACCTTTTTATAAAACGTATTCCCTATCGTTCTTTCTACCAAATGCTTTACAATATAAATTTCACCATCGAACTCGATTTTACTTTCTTCTTGTACCAATGAAAATGATTGTTTATTCTCTTCTGTAGGATATAGTAGAAAACTTATTCCTTTTTCTCCATTTACTCTTCGGACTCTAGTTATTTTCGGAAACCCTGTAAGTATCTCGGTGTTTCCAGCTAAATCTGTAACAGTAACTACATTCAAACTCGCACCTCCTCTCTACAGATATTGAAACCGAAAATCAAATGAAATAGAAAAAGTGCCTGTAGCGCCTATGATTTCAAATTCATTTATTCCTGTCTGTAAAGATATTACTTTTTTATTTGTATCTCGAACGATGGATAAACTATTTTTCGTACTTCTCACTTGGTCTATAACAATTGTATCTGTATCTGTTGTTATGCCAGTATAGGTCCATTCTTCTTTCGTTGTTTTGTTTTTAATCTTGAGGTTTTCAGAAGCACCTGTAAAGGTAATTCGTAAAGGCATTTGCCTTGGGTCAATTTCCACAGCACCTTTATTATTGATAGTAAAATTAGATGTTGTTCGTGTGTAATCTCCTTGCATCCATTCTAAAGTTGAGTATGTGGATTCCGCAAAAGCATCAGAAGACCGAAATGTAATATCAAATACACCGTACGTGCCTTTTCCTTTTGGTTCGATTTCATATCTAGATGCTACTCTAACTTTCCATCTTTTTTCTGGCGCTCGGCTACTTATGATATAAAACGGGTCCTGTGAAGCAAAAAGGCGAAAAATTTGATCTCGAAATACACAAAAATCATGGATATTATTTGAACGAAAATAGATTCGTGATTTGATGTTATCTTGTGCTTCAAATGCACCTCCAACATCTATCAATCCATGTCTACCTGATAGTTTTTCATATTCCGTTTGAAAAAGTGGGGAAGAGGGTACGTATGTCAACACCCTCATTCTCTCATTCGTTGAAATCATAAACGATTCTCCATTTTGTTTCACAATCGTGAGTGTATGTTCACTCATCCTCTCACCCCTTGATTATATAAATGTGTGCTCAATTGGTTCCCCTGCAATAAATCCAGTGGTGATAATAAAGCCTCGGCTACCGCCATTTCATTCATCACAATTTGTACAGGCCGTTTTTGTGATAAATCAAGGTTGTTATAAGGATAGCCAGATTGCTGATTAGGAGTTTGACTGATTCTTGCTTCTTGCGAAAACATGTAATTAGGTTCACCGATGTTTGGTGTATACAGTGTAGGCATATTATTCATTTCTGTTTGTAATGTACTTGCCGCCCTTCTAGAAGCATGTATTAAAAAACGTTTCCCACGGTCCATCCCTACTCCCATTCCTTCTGGAACTGCGCTACCAACAGGAATCATTACTTTTGAAGGACTATTTACTTCTAACGCACCTGAAATTGTCCTTTTAATTTCTCCTGCAATTTCTTTCGCTTTACTATATAGACCACCTGATGCATAATCTAATCCTTTTTCTAGTCCTTCTATAATCGATGAACCAATTGAGGATAAATCTATTGAACTGAAAAATTTCTCAACTTCATTCCACTTATCTTCAATGCCTCTTTTTATTTCTAACATTTTATCAGTAACAGCTTTTTTCTTTTCTTCAAATTTTCTTGAAACTGTATTTTTTATTTCTTCTACCGTATTACTGGCCGAAGTTTTTGTTTCTTCCCACCATTTTGTTATACCTGACCATGTTTCTTGCATGTTTCGAACAACATCATCTTTCATAACTTGGTACTTGGATTTTATTTCTCCGGTTTCCCAATCTACCTGATTTGCATGCTCACCAGCTTGCGCTTTTGCTTCATTCACAATTTCAGTATGCTTGTCTCTTGCTGTTGAAACCGTACTGTCATACTGACGTTTGGCTTCTGCGATTACGGCATCAGCTTCTTGTGCGTTCAACCCACCCATTTCATCACGTTGACGAATAGCTTCCGCTATTTTGTCATCACGAGTTTTCTTAGCATCCGCTATCACTTTATCCCTAGCTTCCGCACTATGTTGTACAACTTCTGCTGCTTGTCTAGCTGAGATTTCACTAGCTTGCACACGCATATTTTCAAGAATAACCTTTTGTTCCATCTGATTTTGTGTCATGTGCTGAACAGCTATTCTATCCATTTCGTCTTGTAAAGCTTGAATAGCAACATTCTCACTATGTGTCTTTTCTCGATGTTCTGATGCCGCTAAATCGTTAATCTCTTTTATTTTCCGATTTTTTTCTGCTACTTTACTTTTCTCATCTTCATATTTTTGATTTAATAACTCTAGCCTTTTATTTTCCTCCTCACTCGTAAGAACATATGAATCAGCAAACAATGTTCTCAATCGTTCCGTTTCTTTTTGCTTACGCTCATCAACTTTTGTAAGAATTTTCTCAGTTAATTGATCGTATTGTTGACCAAGTTTTTGAGCCTGCTCGGTTGTCATCACTTCATGATTTAGTTTAATTTCAGTTAATTTTTGTCTAATGCCATCAGATAACTTGAAATAATCACCAAGAACTTTCTTTGTGGAGGAACTTACTTTTCCTTCTGTATTTGTAGTAAAATGATCTACTGAAGCGATACTATCCTCAGTTGCTTTTTGATATCCCTTGTATGCTAGAACGCCAACAGCAACCGCTGCTGCTACCACGCCTAAAGCAATTGCTACTGGTCCTAATGCCGCAACCAATAACCCTGCAACTCCACCTGCTATTCCTAAAGATGTTGCTAATGTACCTAATGCAACTCCTAGAGCACCAATCCCTGAAACCACCATTCCAACTGCTGCCAGAACCACTCCAATAACTGTTGCAATAGCCGTTAAAGCAAGAACTATACCACCTGTAATTGCAATAGCTTTTTGTACTGGCCCAGGTAATGCATTAAATCCATCCACAAGTTTCTGTAATCCAGCAACAAAAGCACTAACCACAGGGGCAAGCGCATCACCAATTGTCTTTTTCATTGTGTCGAACGCTCCACTTAACTGCTCAATGCGACCTTTCAAAGTGTTCATTTTTGTATTAGCTGTCTCTAAAGCAGTTACTTTGGACATTTCGGTATACATTTTATTTACACCTTGTGAGCCTTCATTAAATAGAATGGTTGCACCACGAACTGCATCTGATCCGAATAACGTTTCTAAAGCCATACTTCGTTGTTGGTCTGTTAAGCCTTTCATGGATTCATGAAGAATTCCAGATATATTTTCTAAGCTTTGGATATGGCCTTCTTGATCATAAAATTTAGAAGATAGGAAAGCTGAACTTGTTGCTAACTCACGGAATGTGGTGTCGCACTTATCATTCCATTTCTTTACACCTTCCGTTTTCATTACATAGCTTTCTAGTGCAACTTCAATATCTCCCACACTTCTAGATGCCGGTGTAATGCCGTTTTTAACTAAGAAATCAAATCCAGCCTGCGCATTATAAGTAATAAGACCCAAATCTGCCATCTTGTTATACGCTTCTTTAGTTGAAGGGTTCAACCTCATAAGCATCGTTTTTAAAGACGTACCTGCATCAGAACCTTTTAAACCGTTTTGAGCAAAAACCGCTAGCGTTGTAGCTGTATCTTTAAATGTCATACCTGCTCCTGCTGCTACCGCTGATGAAGCTGAAAGACCATATTTCAACTCGCGTACATCTGTGGCTGAAGCATTAGCAGCTCCAGATAAAATATTCGCTGCATCTGCGACTGAAAGATGATCTGCTTTAAATGCATTTAAGGCTGTGGATGCAATCTCTGCCGCTTCACCTAGCTCTAATTCACCTGCTGTCGCTAAGTTAAGAGCACCTTCCAGCCCACCATTAATAATGTCCGTTAAACCAACACCTGCTTTTATTAACTCTTCAACACCTTTACCAGCTTCCACAGATGAGAATTTTGTTTTCTCGCCCATTTCCACTGATAGTTCGCTTAACTTCTTCATTTCTTCTCCAGTAGAACCCGAAACAGCTTTGACGTTAGCCATTTGTTGTTCAAAATTCATAGATTCTTCCACAGATGATTTTAGACCTCGACCAATCGCATACGTCATCCCACCAAATACCATACCAATCTGCATTCCGGCATTTTGCAAATGATTACCCAATGACTCCATTCGATTCCCGAAATTTAGAAGTCGATTTCCCTGCTGTTCCAATTCCCGGTTTGCCTGTTGCAATCCAGTTTCAAAGCGATTAAGTTCAGCTGTTGCTCGGTGAATTTGCTCGGCATATCGCTGCGCTGACTGACTTGCTTCCCCTTCTTCTGTCTTGGCTCGATTATAGGATTGTTGAAGTTCCCTAATTTTTTCTTTTTGTTTATCTACCGTACGAGATAAAACATCAACTTTAGCTCGTGTTTGTTCCGTTGCATTGGAAAAACCGCCCATGCCTGTTGTAATAGACTGAAATTCAGCCTGTAGGGATTTTAAAGAGTTATTTAACTTATCCATCCCTTTTTGTTCAGCTTGCTTATTGACTTGCTTTAATTCATTTTCAAAACGATTTAAATCAGCAACTGCCTTATTGACCTGCGAAGCATATCGCTGGGTTGCTGCATCATTCTCACCTAATTTAGCCTTATTTTGATCATATGCTTGCCGTAACGCTTTAACTTTCTCTTTTTGCGCGTCAATGAGTCTACTTAGCGTATCCATTTTCGCTTGTGTTTGTTGACTAGCACTTGCGAAACCGCCCATCCCTGTACTTACGGATTTCAACTCGTTCTGCAGTGTCCTGACTGCACGTCCTGAATTTGCTATACCTTGACGGAAATTCACATTATCAAGGGAAAGTCTAACTACCAGATTGTTCATTTCATTTGCCAATGTCTCACCCCCTCGTTAGATAATGTTTTCTGCCGGAACTTCAATTTCATTCGAATTCTTACCTTCAACATTTGAATGATCTTGTTCACGTTGCTTTCGATTCAGCCTTAAATAATGCCAAATATCCATTTCGTTATCGATATGATGATGTTTATAACCTTGACGTAATAAAGAGAGGTAGAGCTCGTCCATAAACTCATTGAACGTCAGCCCTCCTCCCTCTACGCGTTTGGGTTTTCTTCTTCTCCAGCTCCAGGATTACCACCAGCTGCTTCCACAGTTTCATTTATTATTGCGTTAATTACATCTGAAGTTGTCGATAAGAATTTACGCGCATCCACACCATCCCAATATTGATCTAATGTAAATTGACCATCGTACACTTTCACTACGAATTGGACCATTTTATCCATATCTTCTGGACCAGGATTGTTTGGAATTTCAGCAAGCTCAGGAGCTTGGCGTATAAGACGTGCCGGGATAAACCCTGGCATATTAAAAATTTGATTTTCTCCATTAATTCGTAAAGTTAATTTCATCATGTATTCCTCCTCGTTAATAAAAAAGAGAGAGCTTTTGCTCCCTCTTATTTTCCTGCTGGTGGTTGCGTAACCGTTTTTTCATATACCTTTTTAAACCAGTTATCTCCGATAACTTTTGTGAATGTAGGTTCATCAGCATCGGCCGTGAATTTCGGTCTATCATCAAAGTCACGTTCAATGAACGAGCCTTTCAGTTTTGTAGTCTGGAAGTTTGGTTTATCTTTTTTTGTTTCGCCTTCTTCCTCTTCTTGTGAAAGCTTACCTTTTAGTAACCAAACATATCGATATTTCCCATTCGCTTTTAAGAATCGCCATCCGATTGCTAAATACGGCTTTTCACCTTCGCGTCTTTCGTCTAATACACCGTCTTTAACTTCTGGATACCCTTCAATGTCTGCTTTAGTTGATAGCGAAATGCTACGAAGTTCAATTTCTACTTCTACTTCTCCGTCAGACTCAGCAATTTCGGACTTTTTGTTATCGCTCCACATAATCTCAGAAGCTACTTTTTTAGATGTTTTAATCTTTACAGCGCCTTCCATTTCCTTTACTGTATCGTAGTTAACACCTGCTGCATCATCTTTCAATAATTTAGCGTAAACAAGGCTATCTACACCGACAGTCGAACTAATTTTAATAATTTCTCCAGCCATTTATAACTCCACTCCTTTCACGAATCGCATCGCGTAATGAAAAATTTGTGTATCATCTTCATATAAATCAGCAACCGCATAACGCGAGAAACCAATACTTTTCATGACTTCATTCACTTTTTGATGAATTGCTGTTGTACTGCCCTTTGACCAAATATCAATTTGAAATGTGATTTCACTTTCGCTTTCCTCATTATCCGCAAATCCATCTGGACTATTGTTTAATTCGAAAAATGTAATCCGTGGAAACTCTTCAGCGTTTTTGGCTTTACGATAATACACGCGTTTTCCACCCAATAAAGAAACAAGCTCCTGATTATTTTCAAGAGCCTGTACAATTTCGGGGCGTAAATTTATCATACATTCAACCTCATTTCATTCTTCAAAATGTCTGTCATAGCACGAATTGCTGCTTCTTTTGAAGAATGAAATCCTGGTTCTATAAATGGTTGTGCCGGCATTTTAGACGTGCCCCATTCTAAGAATTTCCCATAGAAATACGGCGAACGATCTGCTTTATCTATTCCAACCTTGATAGTTTTTACGCCATCTTCCATTCGTGCCTTTGTAACTCGTATATTATCAAGCAAATGTTGACCTGTACGCCAAGGTTCACTTTTCGATGGTTTCTTAGGACTGGAACTTCTAGGTTCACTTCTTTCTGCAATGGCTTTTCTAATTTGCTCCCCACCTGCTGCAAGGGCTTTATCTTCAATCTTTTCTCCACGTAAACCCATTTGCTCTAATTCAGATATCAAGCGATCAAAACCTAAAAAATCAACACCATCAGCCATTCATTCCACCACGCTTCCACATGATTGATAACGTGTGTGTTTCAGTTGGAATAACTGAAATAATGTCATACATTACGTTCTTATACTTCATTTTCATATCAGCATTCACATCTGCGCGATATCGGATTTCTGTTTCACCCTGGACCTCACTATTAGCTGCGGCTGCTTCAAAGTATTTTCTTCCCTTTAAAAAAATAAAAGAGCCCCATACAGTAAAAGCTTCTTTATAATCATCTATTGGATCGCCGTCTGGCCCTTTTGCATCATCGTCTTTTACTTGAAATGTAAGACGTTTATCTAATTTACCTGGATTCATGTGGAATCACCTAAACAGTATTGCAATTGAACTAATATTGATTGCAAACTAAATGCCAATTGTTCAGCTTTCCCAACCGCTTCACGGTTTTCATGCCAATGAGCAATTAAAATACGAGCTGCTAGTTTAGCAAGCTCGCTCTTCAAATCTACATGTTTACTTGTGGCATTCTTAATATATATTTCAGCTGCTTCTACGAAAGCTGTAATGAGATTGTCCTCTTCATCACCATCCACACGAAGATACTTTTTTGCTTCTTCCAATGTTAGTACCAAGAAGAACCCCTCCTACATCATTAAGCTTTAGCCGTAACTGTAATTTGGCCATATACAACCGCTTCTGTATCCCATAACGTCACGTCTTCACGTTCAATTGCTCGGAATTCTGTTGTATTACCTCTCCAAGCACTTCCACCCTCTTTCGTCATATCAAGCGATAACTGCTGTCTATCCCATAGCACAACCGCTTCTTTCAGATCCCCAACAATAAATGGTGCTTTACCATCTTTATCTGTAGCAATTGTCTTATTAGATAAAACAATGACTGGCTTTCCTGACAATAACTTACGAGTTGGATTTATTGGATCTGGTTGAAGAAGTGGACGACCATCCTTATCTTCTAATTGATCTAAGTAATTGAATCCATCTTGGTTTGTAAAAATGGTTGCTACAGCCGAGAAAGCTGGATCTAATGTGACGTTTAATGCAGTTTTAATACCTTTGTAATCCTTTAAATCAACTTTTGTTAGCTTGTTGATTTCTTGTAAAATTAAATAATTACGAGTTGCAATAGATTTCTTCGCAATCCACTGACGTAAATAAGCTTCTAGAGCTTGATCCGTATCATGTAATAAATCATTTGGTACAGGTAGAAACCCTGCATAATCCTCAATCACATACGGCAAACGATCAAATTGTGGCGAAGCAATTTCTTGCATTGCATTTGGGTTTCCATACTCAGATAATGGAGCGAAAGGTGTAGATGCCGCACGTTTTTCTAATGTACGAGCTCCCTTATTTGTTGAAACCGGTTGTACATTTACATATTGTTCTAAGTTATCAACCGTTTGTTTTAGCTGATTAATTGTTGTAGTAATATCTTCTGGAACAATATAACCGCCATCTTTACCTGTATTCTCAGATAATGCTGCTTTGTACTCCTGCATAACGCTTGCTTCTTCATGACTTAAATTTTGACCACGTATCGCTTTCATAAATACTTCTTTATACGATGTATCTTCATTTTGGGCTGATGCTGGAGGTAATGCTCCTTTTTGTGAGTTTACAGGTTCAGGAACTTGAATTTGTTTCATTGCTAGATAATTATCTAATTCATTTTTCGCGTTTTTTGCTTCCTCAATTTTTACCTTTGCATCTTCATATTTACCGCTATTGTTAAATTCTTCTGCCTTCGCTTTTAAGTCAGCAACTTTTTGACGTAACTCTTGTTCATGCTTATCCATTTATTAGTTCCTCCTTGTTTTGGCACAAAAAATAGACCTATAGTTCTAACAGGTCTAGTGCATTTTGGATTTTTAATTGTTCATTATTATCCTTCTTTGGAACAGAAGGAGCTTTTGCTACTACTTTACTTGGTGTTTTTTGATATTTATCAAAGTAATCACTCATACAAGCTGCGACTTCTTTTGCTTCCACAACTTCGATATTGAAGTATTTCTCGGCTTCTTCACCACTTAACCAGGTCTCAGCATCTACTAATTGCTGAATTACTTCAATTTCGATACCTTCTTTCAAGTTTTCCTTGTATACATTCATAATGCCAGACTCAATGTTATCCAAATCTTCTGCTGCCTTTCGGAAATCAATTGCATTTCCAGCTGCATATGTCCAAGGCTTATGAATCATTAAGAACGCATTAGAAGGGACAACAACACGATCACCAGCTAGGGCAATTACAGAAGCAATGGAAGCCGCTACACCATCCACATAAACAGTTTTTTGAGCCTTATTTCGCTTTAACATGTTATAAATAGCTATACCAGCAAATACAGAGCCACCGCCACTATTCACATAGATATTAAGGTTACTTTTCTCATCTAATTGCCCCAAAATGTTTTTTACATCATCGGGCATAATGTCAGAGTCATCCCATTTCCAGCCTGTATTATTTATGATGTCACCATAGATAAATAGGTCCGCTGACGATTCCGTTTGATTTTTAATCGTAAACACATCTTTAATTGTCCTCACCTCCCTCGTATGATGAAGTTAGGTTTTTAGGAAAGGGATTTACCTATAAACCCAAGGGTATTTTAACTGTAGTAAGAATACTCTTACTTGTAGATAGAGTGTCACCGACCACCTCCCTGAATCCTTGTATTCGTCCTGAAGACTGGTGCCTCTGTCTAATAAGTGGTTTACGAATGAGTTGGATGTTGATGACCACTGGTCATTCTTCGTATCTCTTACGAGGCAGTAACGCTTATTAGATAGGAGGATACACGGTTATCTCACATTTATGAAATAAGGAGTGAATCTCATGTATTATATCGGTATTGATATCGCCAAATTCAAGCACTATGCTTCCATTATTGATCAGACAGGAAAAACACTAACAAAACCTATTTCATTTCAAAATCATACAGAGGGTGGAAATAAACTTTTAGATTGGATACATCAATACGTCGACACCCCTACTGATGTATTAATCGGAATGGAGGCGACTGGACACTACTGACTAGCTCTCTATTCCTTTCTTTTAGAGAAGGGATTTTCTGTCATTGTTTTAAATCCCCTTCAGACAAATGCTTGGAGAAAAGGAACAGAAATTAGAAAACGTAAGACTGATTCCATTGACGCAACCTTAATTGCAGACGTGATTCGCTTTGGACGATTTACAGAGACACCTTTAGCTAATGAAACCATGCTGGCATTAAAACAATTGAGTCGTTTCAGAAACTCCCTTGTACATAGCGTGAGTGATTTAAAACGAAAAGCTATTGTGGTATTAGATCAGACATTTCCAGAATACCATACGGTATTTTCTGATATTTTTGGCAAAACATCTGCCGAAGTTTTAATGGAATATACTACCCCTAGTGATTTTGAACATGTCTCCGTAGATCAATTAACTGAAATGATGGAAAAAGCTAGTCGCAAGAAGATTGGCGAAAATAAGGCAAAACATCTCCTTCAAATCGCTTCACAATCCTTTGGTGTGACATTTTGTAAAGATGCTTTTTCTTTTCAATTAAAAATGTTACTCGAACAAATTAAATTTATTGAAGAGCAAATTAAACATTGTGAACAACAAATGGGGGAGTACTTAGTTGAACTGAATACCCCTATCACGACCATCCCTGGAATTGGCTCCATTTTAGGAGCCACTATTTTAAGTGAAATTGGTGATATTCATCGTTTTGATAAACCCGCTAAACTTGTTGCTTATGCAGGAATTGATGCCTCTATCTCTCAATCAGGGCAATACGAAGCATCGAAAAGTAGCATGTCTAAACGCGGTTCCTCTCACCTTAGACGGGCATTATTTCAAGCCGCCATTTCAGGATATCGGAGCGATCCAGTTTTAAAAGCCTTTTATGAAAAAAAGAGAGCACAAGGAAAACATTATTACGTCTGTATTGGAGCTGTAGCTAGAAAGTTGTGTTACATTATCTATGCCGTTCTGAAAAATAATAAACCTTACGAGATTCATCATCATACACCCAAAAAATAACCTTTTCATTTTTTTAACTTCTTAGGGTTTATTTGGTTTGCCTTTTTTCTGAAACAACATCAAATATTTTCATTGGATTTCACCCTTGACTTTTCATAGTTGGTCTTCAGCGTCAAACCTCCACTAGCTTTTGCTAATTGGTATTCATCTGCAATTTCAATAGATACATGATTTAAATCAACACGATGTTTATCACCGTACTCTCCAATTCCATCCATATCTTCAAGATCTAATACTTTATTAATCGAAAAAGCACCAGTATCTAACATAATCTTGTAGAATTCTGCTCTTGATTTAGAATCAGCACGAAGTAAACTTGTTAAATTAAATTTTAAATAGTAACGCTTTTGTTCATTGAATGAAAATGTTTTATAAGAAAACTCTTCTTCATATTGGATAAGTATTGGACTCAATGTGTTTTGAATAAAATCTAATGCCTGTTGCTCAATGTTTGAGAATGTAGCACGATCTAACTCATTAATCATGTGCAAAGGAATATTAAAGATATTTGCAATTTCACCTTTATCGAATTTCATACCTTCAATAAATTGAGCGTCTTTTAAAGGCATACCGACCTTCTCAAATTCTAAACCCGCGTCTAAAATTGCTATCCTTTGAGCATTATTTAAACCTGTGTTTGCTTCTTCCCATGCATCACGTAGTACATTTTTCGCTTCTTTATTTAATGGTTGTTGCGTTTTTAATATCCCACTATGAGCCGCTTGTGAGCTACCTATAGATTCCCTTGCAATTTGAATAGGTGGTTTTCCTTTCAGCCCATCAGTGGACAATGTAGTGAGATGAATAATATCATCATCCGGTATTTTTACAGGTGTACCATCTGGCAAACTAGTAAAATACCATAACTGATTTGTCTTTAAGTCCACAATCGGAGTTGTGACAGCTGGATTTAATACCCACAGCTCCTTCGTTCTGCCATCCACACCCCAGTGGATATTGATATAAGCATTTCCCCATGTATTACGATGGGTTTCGATTAAATGTTTGAATTTAAATGGGCTTTGATAAGGATTTGGTCGTCTTTCCAAAACGAACGATACTTGATGCACCTTATCTCTTTCTCTTCCTTTTGATGTCTTTTTGAAAACTTGAAAAGGGAGCATTGCAACACTGTTTGCTAAGATATTAATGCATCGATATACTGTCGGGACACCTAAAGATGATTCCACTGTAACCTTTTCACCACTCGCCGCTTGATAACCAAATAGACTTTTAAACCAAGGAGACGGATTTTTTAAATCGGTCGTATCTTGATTCTTAAATAACTGCCGGAAAATCAAAAGTTTCACCTCCTTTCTATCTTCTGATCATTACCACCCCCAACATTGTGAGAATCATACCTAACAAATACCATCCATAAATGGGATTCATAAAAAAAGTTGTCCCAACAATAATGGACAACCCTGAAATCAATAGAATATCTTCTAAAATACTGATAAAAAATAATAAAAATCGCATTTCATTCCTCCTAGAATGAGAAATCTTGACTTAAAATATAGGAGTTTAAATCCATTTCACCAGAATTTAGCAGACATCGAACATGTGAGTTAATAACAGCCGCAATCGGGTCAATTCTTTCTGTTGCTTTTGACTTGTCCAACATAATGTTTTCGTTCGCATCCTGCCTCGTTATAGCATTACTAGTTGCCCAATTTAATACAGGGTTGTTATTGTGGATGACTTTCTTTAGATACACTTGTTCTCTAAAATCTTTTGTAGGTCCTGATAAAGTCGCCATTCCTTGGCGTATCTCTATCATCGTATACCCTTCAGCTTCCATATCTTGCATAAACTGTGTTGCATTCCATGGATCCGCACATATTTCTTTAATTTTGAACTTATTCTCTTTCTCCATGTTTCTAATATGTGTTTTGATAAATTCATAATCAACTACCGCACCAGGCGTTGTCGTGATCCATTTTTGTTGTACCCACAGATCATAAGGCACTTTATCCGTTTGTCTCTTCTCAGCTAACGTATCTTCCGGCATAAAGCTATGACTTAAAACAATATACTTATCATCCTTCTTGAACTCAAATGAAATACTCGTTAAGTCAATTTTGGCTGATAAATCGACTCCTACTGTACATTCCAATCCTTTTAATTCAGATAACTCTATAGTCCCGTCACAATCTTTCCACTTTTGCATGTCCATGTATCCGTTTTCCTTCATGTCGACCCATCTATTCATGTTTTTTGTGAGATAATTACGCATCTTCTCTGGAACATCAAGAGCTGATTGAAGTTCTCCTTTTAGGAAAGAACGTCCTTCTTCATAGCTACATAAGATGGGATTTGCTTTCTCCCACACTTCTGGATTTGTGATTTCATCATCTTTATCTAATTCATTAACCATGACAAAGTATTCTTCATTCTCAATATCAATATTAGGATCTAAAATCTTAGAAACGTATCGATATTCCACACGATAGCAAGGATGACTCAAGTTGAAACCTGCTGTCGTAATAATCATCATCAGTGGTTGCGGACGAGCCCCTGAGCCTGACACCAGAACATCATAAATTTCAGAAGTAGGATGGGCATGATATTCATCTATAATCCCGCACTGTACATTCAGTCCATCACCAGATTTCCCCGCATCTTTTGATAGCGCGGAAATAAAAGAATCTGTTTTAAGATGTTCAATTCTCCCATATGCAATATTGAATTTTCCGCTTAAATCTTCACAACCATTCATTTGCGCTTTAATTTCATTCCAAACAATTTTACTTTGTTCCGTTTTTGTAGCACCAACATATACTTCCGACATATTTTCACCAAAGGCCATCGCTTCATAGGAACCAACGCAAGCTAACGATTGGGATTTTGCATTTTTACGCCCTACTTGCCAATATGCCTTTTTAAATCGACGTAACCCTGTATTTCGATGCATCCAGCCATAAATATTACTAAATACAAAGATTTGTATCGAATGTGGCTCAATTCTTTCCCCAGCTAACTTTCCTTTTGTATGTTTAAAAAGAGACATCCATTTTAAAAAACGAAGGGCTTTTTCTTCATTAAAAATATAAGGGAAATCTTCTGTTCCTTCACGCTCAATATCTCTTAAAAATCGTTCACAAGATTGTTTATGTTTCCCACAAGCAATGACTTCGCCATTTAAAACATCATCACAATAATCAAGCATCCATTTCCTTATCATGCTATACGTCAAACTCCTTTTCTACATTGGTTTTCAGACCTTGTTTACTATTTGGAATGACTATTTTTGCTCTTGCACTTGGTGTAAGACCAAACTCAACAGCCAAAGCCTTCATTTGCTCATGCAATTGCTTTTTCTTTGTTAGTAGTGGATGAGGTACTTTATTGGTTTCAGCCGCCTTATTGGTATATTCAACAAGTAGCCCTTCTTCTCGAATAATCTTGGTGCATTCAATATAGTCAGAAAAAGCATCACAATACGTTGCTAATGCATTCACATCTATGTTTGTAATCACATCCAACTCCAATAATTCACCTGCAATTCGTTTGAACTCTCTCTTAGCAACTGAATCTAACCATGTGGGTGGTTTTACTTTATCCTTTTTTGCTTGTAACTTTTTTTCAGCCGCTAACCTTTGATCAATTTCTTCTTTTGTTAGTCGACTTGTATTTCCTTCTAATAAATGTAGATGAATCGGTTTAGCTTTTCTTCCAATGAGAACCACCTCCTTCAGCCGAACCCCCTTTTATGGAATAAAACGAAATTTTTGCACAGAAAGCTACGCGGCGGTCTACGGAGAGTCGCCTTTTGCTTTTCATGGTGGGGGCTGTTTATAATTTTTTGTTTTAAATTATTTTCTGTTTTTCTTTTCATCTTCTTTTGTTTTCTTGTTATGACAAGCATGACAAAGTGTTTGTAAATTAGTCGGTTCTAATCGCTTTGACCAATCAACTCGAATCGGTATGATATGATCGACTACATCACCTATCTTAATAATGCCATTGCTTCGACACTGAACACATAACCCATGATCTCTACGAAATATAAGCCCACGCATCTCTCTCCAAGGTTTGGAGTTGTAGAATGAACGTGAGCTTTTATTTCGTATGTATTTGTCATAGTGTCTGGTGTTCTCCTGTACCTTGTCTTGATGTTCACTACAATACTTATCACGCGTTAACTCCGCGCACATCGGTGATGTGCATGGCTTCATGGGTTTACTTGGCACTTGCACCACAACCCTTACTACATAACTTTATAACTCTGAACGTCAGAAGCACAGGCCATAATGGCGTAAACAAACAAATGATAATAAGTGCAACTGCTATCGTGATTGCTTCTCCTTTCTCATCACCCTCCTCTTCTTTCAGTATCTTATGCAAAGTAGGTCGCATTTGAACGAATGCATACACCATACCTACAATGAGATAACCTAATAACCATAACATCTTTATTCCCCCTGTTCTTCCTTTACATTTACATATAAACGATTATATCGCTTGTTCTTATTGGTTTAATCAAAACGGTTTTGCTCGAATTAAATCTCGTTGAAATTGTAAAGTAGCTTCAGCTATTGCTCTACCATCTAGAGTCAAAGGTGCATTCATTTCAATTGAATCGCCCTTTTTATTAAACTGATCCACAACCTTTTCTAACCTTTCTAAGGCTTCCACACATTCATTAGCTGCAGCAGTTAATTCTTTAATATTTTCATTTGCTTCTTTTGTATCCACTTCTACTTTGACTGATAGTGTACTCTCTGTTTCTTCCTTATCCAATTCCGAAACATCAATAACATATTTCACTTCTTTTCCATCGCGTTCACTATAAATCTTTTTAATCCTAAGTTCCCCATTATCCATTCCTTGCTGTATTTCTTGTGTTACCTTTTTTAATGAACTCATCATTCATCCTCCTCAATCTAAAAAAAGCACCCGAATGGATGCTTTACTATCGGTTATTTAATTATCTTTCAATTACGGTATGTGAAGTTTTATCCTTCTTCCAATTACCTAATGCCACTGCATTCATCAATATTATTAAGTAACTGGAAGAAGAGCAAAAGCTCTCCTTAATAACGGTATCATTCAATCAGTACCATCTGCTAGTTTCGGATTTTATGTGCCGTCATTACGAACCATTTAGAATTTTAGAAACAACATAGTGAGTTGTGTTTTTCCGCCACTTCTCACAATACAAATATAACACGAAAATTCCAAAATAACCGACACATTTCCTGCCAAAAAGCGGTCACGACTCTGCCACTTTTTTCACTATTCTCATTTCAAATTTTTCAATTTGATTTGTAAGTTCTATTCTAATCCCTAATAACTCATGCTCTTTCAT